TACAGCTTTACAGATGAAGAACCTACGCGAGATAGAAGAACAAGGTGGACTAGCTCTCGTGGTCAACGAAGATAACGTGTCTCATATAGAGGAGTTTCTACGATGAATTGCTGGCATTGCCAGACGGAGTTAATTTGGGGTGGTGATCACGACTGTGAAGAAGATGAGGAGTTTATTATGGTGACGAATTTGTCATGCCCTAAGTGCAGTAGTGTAGTTTACGTTTATCTACCGAGGGAGAAGCAGTGTGAATGAACTGTCTCCATTGGAAGCGTCTATTGTAAAGCATTTGGATCGTGAGGTTCAATATTATCTGCATGTTGATATGCAGACTGAGGAAAAGCCTACGGATGTTAGGCAAAATTTGGAAAGGGCTAGACAAGAATTAAAGAAGTACAAATCAACTCTGCGTATGGCAGGGAAAAACGTATAGGGAAAACACAATGGAAAAGGTTGGAATTATAAAACTAACTCAACGTATGCTTAACAAAAGTATTATAGACGCAAACAAGTCTATTGTAGCATTCGCAAAAGAATATTTACCTGTGGATTATGATCATCTTGAGAACGGTGCGAAGGTAGTATTCCAAGCTATTTTTGATGATGATACACCTTCACAGTTACGTCTGTATCGCCGCCCTCGCGGTGACAGGTTGATGTCTATACAAGGCATTACAAAGAAAGGTGCAGTCGGAGACACTGTTACTATTGTCCATGAAAGCGGCGATATAGCAGGGAAAAATTACTACGTGCGTATAAATATAACAAAGGCAGCGGCCTAAATATTGGAGAAGTAAATGACTAAGAAACAAGAAAAGGTGTGGGCGTACAAGATTAAGCACCCGAAAGCCACTACGAAACAGATAGCAAAAGATACTAACTCATCTGTTAGTTATGTGCATAAACTCATGTCCAAGATCGGNACACCGAAAGACGTACAAGCTAAAACCTTGGAAGAAACAATCAAAAGCTGGANTAGGTGTTTCACGTGAAACAGAAGTTAAAGAAGATAGAGTAAGCCAAGCCATATTAGATAAAGCCGCTTACTTAATAGACGGTGATCGTGCCAATGATTATGGAGACGCACAGGATAATTTTGAGCGTATAGCAACGTATTGGAACACGCATTTGGGTCTAATAGAACTTATCACTCCTACAGATGTTGGCATAATGATGACCCTTTTAAAGGTAGCTCGTTTACACGGAGAGGTTAAGTCTATTGACAGTTTCGTAGATGTCTGTGGGTACATGGCTCTAGCTGGTGAAATGGCCCCTGCAAGAAAATGAACTTTGTCACTTTAGATTTTGAGACCTATTACGACAGACAGTATTCGTTACGTAAACTCACAACTGAGGAGTATGTGCGCGATGATCGGTTTGAAGTGATAGGTCTTGCCGTAAAGATCGGTGAGCAACCTACTATGTGGATAGAGGGCAGCAGGAAGATACAAGGTTTCCTATCAGAGGCAGACTTCTCTGACTGTGCCATACTTTGTCACAACACAATGTTTGATGGCGCAATACTGAGTTGGCTATACGATATAAAACCTAAGATATGGTTAGACACATTATGTATGGCGAGAGCTTTGCATGGCACTGAACAGAGTGCAGCTTTAAAGAGTGTTGCCATTAGGTACGGAGTTGGGTTGAAAGGTGACGAAGTACAAAACACAATGGGCAAACGCCTAGATGATTTTACCAAAGAAGAATTAGATCGCTTTGCGGATTACGCAATTAATGACGTTGATCTGACTTATGCAATATTTAAACTAATGTATCCCACGTTCCCACAGCAGGAGCTTGAGTTGATTGATAGAACACTGCGTATGTATATAGAACCAACGCTACGTCTAGACCGGGATTTACTAGAAGGGCATCTAACAGATACACGTATGTATAAGACTACCCTTATGAAAGCAGCAGGGGCAGCACGTGAAGAGCTTATGTCTAATCCGAAGTTCGCGGTTTTACTGGAGAGCCTTGGAGTTACGCCCCCCACAAAAGTAAGTGCGCGAACAGGGAAAGACACGTTTGCGTTTGCCAAATCCGACGAAGGGTTCAAAGCATTAGCTGATCACGAAGACGAAAGGGTTAGAAACTTAGTTGCCGCACGTCTGGGTACTAAAAGTACTCTAGAGGAAACTCGTACAGAGAGGTTTATCTCTATATCAAAACGTGGCCCGCTACCCGTACCAGTAAGATATTACGCCGCGCATACAGGACGGTGGGGTGGGGATGATAAGATTAATCTTCAAAACCTACCAAGTCGTGGGCCAAACGGTAAGAAGTTGAAGAGCAGCATTATCGCACCCGAAGGATATACGCTCGTTGATGCAGATAGTTCGCAGATCGAAGCTAGGGTTCTAGCTTGGTTGGCAGAGCAAGATGACCTTGTTAGTCAATTCGCTAACGGTGAAGACGTATACATAAAGATGGCAAGTTCCATCTATGGCATCCCCGAAGAAGCGGTTACAAAAAACCAACGCTTTATAGGTAAGACCACTATCCTCGGTGCAGGGTATGGCATGGGGTATATGAAGTTCGGAGCGCAGCTAAAGACTTTCGGGTACGAAGTACCAGAGGCAGAGGCCAAGGACATCATATCTATTTACAGAGAGACGTACCCACTAATAGGTGACTTGTGGCAAGCGGCGCAGCGGTGCATTGTAGATATGCATAGCAATAAAGAGTTTAGATTTGGGCGCAAGCGTGTGTTGGATGTAGATGTTCATGCTAATGCTATAGTCTTACCCTCGCACCTAAAGATGTTTTATAATGACCTCTCTTCTACTACAGAGAATGGTCGTACCGAATACGACTACAAAACAAGAGAAGGTCGCACCAGAATATACGGTGGGAAAGTTGTAGAGAACGTGTGTCAGGCTATCGCTCGTTGTATCATTGGCGAGCAGATGTTAAAAATAGCTGATAGATATAGAGTAGTCTTAACAGTCCATGATAGTATTGTTTGTTGTGTACGCGATGCAGAGTTACCTGAGGCACGGGTATACATAGAGAGTTGTATGCGTGAAACCCCATCATGGGCGGCAGGGCTACCGATAGACTGTGAAAGCGGTATGGGTAAATCATATGGAGAATGTGAATGAGTGTTAACATTGATGATAGTAAAGAAGCTTTTGATGTCATGTGCGAAATGCATTGGGCGAAAGTATTAGATATGGTCAAAGAAAACGCCCCAGAAGATTTAGAAGTTATAGAAGCGAACAAAGAAATTTGTTTCAAGGTTTTTGAGCAAGGCATACATGTAGGTTGGGGTGCAGGCGTTACAAAATTTGTAGCTCAGTTAAAAGACGAGGGCTTCGTGACGGAACATAGAGAACAATGAGCATAGCATCTTGGTCGTTTAGCAGATTAAAGAATTTTGAGACATGTCCAAAACAGTTTTATCACGTAAGTGTTCTTAAAGAGCATCCCGTGGTTGAGACGGATGCTATGCTCTACGGTACAGCTATGCATAAAGCGGCTGAAGATTACATAGGTTCTGACGTGCCTATCCCCCCACAATTTGACTACGTGAAGGACGCTTTGGACGAACTCAAAGAAATACGAGGCGTTAAGCTATGCGAACAGAAACTTGGGCTTACAGAAGATTTAAAGCCATGCGGTTTCTTTGACAAAAATGTATGGTTTCGCGGCATCGTAGATTTAGTTATTGTAGATGTGTTAGCCGAGCGAGCTTGGATTGTTGATTATAAGACAGGCAAGTCTACACGATACGCAGACAAGGGTCAGCTAGAGTTGATGGCTCTTAGCGTGTTTAAGAAATTTCCAGATATAAAGTATATAGACGCATCACTGTTGTTTGTTGTGGCAGAGGAGTTGATAGAAGAGAGCTATCACGTAGACAACTCCTTCGCTATGTGGGCTAAGTGGCTGCGTAGATACGGTAAGATGCGTGACGCATACACGAATGACGTTTGGAACCCACGCCCTTCAGGGCTATGCAGACATCATTGTCCTGTTGTAGAGTGTTCTCACAATGGAAGGAATTAGTCATGCCCTACAAGAATAAACCTCGCCCATATAAAAAAGAATACAAACAGCAAAAGTCTAGGGGTGAACACGAAGATCGTATGGAACGCCAACGCGCACGTCGAAACATGGACAAGAACGGCGTAGACAAAAACAAAAATGGTAAAGCTGACAAAAGAGAAGGCAAGGATATTGCCCACAAAAAAGCACTGAGTAAGGGTGGTTCTAACAAAGACGGTGTATCAATACAAAGCCGCAAAAAGAACAGGGCTGGTGGTGGTGCTATCAGTAAAGGCTCAAGGAAAAAGAAGCGTTAGTCGATTGACTAACAAAGGAGAACAACATGAACATGTTACAAAAAAAACCAGTTATTTCGGCTATTGAGAAGCATTATAAATGGTCGGGAGAATACAAACCGTTTGACCATCAAAAGAAAACAGCGGCGTTTCTAACATCCTACAAAAAGAGCTTTTGTTTTAACGAGCAAGGCACTGGTAAGACCGCAAGTGCAATATGGGCATCAGACTTTCTGATAGAACAAGGGCTTTTAAAGAGGGTTCTCGTTGTCTGCCCACTATCAATTATGGACAGCGCATGGCGGCAAGATTTAGATACGTTTGCATCTCATCACTCAGTGGACATAGCTCATGGAGATAAGTCTAAGAGAGCGGAAACACTGCTCGGCAGTTCGCGTTTCGTTGTTATAAATTACGATGGGGTTAAGATTGTAGAGGACGTTATTGTAAAAGCAGGGTTTGATCTAATCATTGTGGACGAAGCAACGCACTACAAGAACCCACAGTCTCAACGATGGAAAACATTAAACAGAATTGTAAACAAGACAGACTGTGGCCTATGGATGATGACAGGAACCCCTGCCGCTCAGTCTCCTGTGGATGCGTATGGGTTAGCAAAGTTAGTCAACCCCAACAGCGTACCACGTTTTTTTAGCGGTTTTAGAGATCAGGTGATGCTACAGCAATCACGGTTTACTTGGGTTCCCAAACCTAGTGCGATCCATACAGTTCATGCAGCATTGCAGCCAGCGATACGATTTACTAAAGAACAATGTCTGGATTTACCTGACATGCTATACACAAAACGGCGCGTGGCCCTGACCCGACAGCAAAAGGTGTACTACGATAAATTGCGTAAAGAGATGGTGTTAGAGCTTTCAGAAGATAGCGTGACAGCAGTCAACGCTGCGGTAGCTCTTAACAAACTCCTACAGATAAGTTCTGGTGCAGCGTACACAGATGACGGGGGTGTGATAGCGTTTGATATCGACAACAGGTACAAAGTGTTAAAGGAAGCAATAGACGAGACAGAACAAAAGGTCTTGGTCTTTGTGCCGTTTAAGCACACCATAAAGATATTAGCAGATCGACTGCAAGAAGACGGTGTAGAAACAGAAGTAATACAAGGTTCGGTAAGTGCTACTCGTCGTTCTGACATATTTAAACGCTTTCAAGAAGAGAAGTATCCGCGAGTGTTGGTTATCCAACCGCAGAGTGCTGCACATGGCGTTACGCTGACCGCTGCAAATACTGTGGTGTGGTGGTCGCCTACTCCATCGCTAGAGACGTATGCACAAGCCAACGCAAGGGTTCATCGTGCTGGTCAGGTTAACAAATGTATTGTTGTGCAGCTTGAGGGATCAACAGCAGAACGTCGAATGTACAAACTACTAGACAAGAAAATAGACGTACATTCACAAATTACTAATCTTTATAAAGAATTACTTGACTAGTATACGTTTACGTACTATTTACTAAATATAACAATAATAAAAAAATAAAACACGGAGAACAATGGTGTCTATTTCAATAGAAAACCTTACCAGTGCCTACTTAAATGTACGAGCTAAACGTACTGAACTGTCTTCCAAGTTTAAAAAGGAAGACGGAGAGTTGGTAATAGCACAGGACAAACTAAAGGCTGCATTGCTTGAGTATTGTGAAGAACAAGGTTTGGAGAGCGTCAAGACTTCCGAAGGTCTGGTGTATAAAACATCCAAAGAAAGATATTGGACATACGATTGGGAGCATTTCCACACGTTTGTCTTGGAGCATCGCGCTCCTGAGTTGTTGGACAAACGCATCAATCAGGCCCATCTACGGGAGTTTTTAGAAGAAAACCCTAACCTTCTACCGAAGGGTTTAAATAAAAGCGTAGACGTGTCTGTAACTGTGAGGAAACCAACGAAATGATATCGTTTCAAGATACAACCCAAACAAGTCCATATGTTGAAATTACTGACGTAGCCGAGTATTTTGGCGTTAATAGAGCAACCGTGCGTACATGGGTGAGAAAAGAATACATCCCTCGTAGCGCATACATAAAAGCAGGCGATACATATCGCTATAATATTGCGTCCATAGAGGCGCATCTTACTAAAGGAGAACGAAAGAATGGCGAATGAGCAATATCTTATTGAGGGTGTAAAAGCATTATACCCACGAATAAACAAACCATATCGTTACGATACCAAATTGGGAAAGACTGCTCCCTGTGGACAGTTTGACGATAACGCAAGGTACTCAACGAGTTTCCTCATGGACGAGGATGAAGCTAAAGCTTTGTATAACAAGATGGACGCAGCCTACACAGCGCGTAGAAAAGCATCTTGGCCTAAAGAGTTGGACGCACCAGCCGAGGTATTTAAAGAAACAGAAGGTGGTGAGTATGAGTATAAGACACATATCCCCTGTGCTTTTAACAAGGTAGGTGTAGACGTACCTCAACAGTTTGATAGTCAAGCTAATCTTTTAAAAGATGATTTTGAGCTAACAGGTGGTAGCACCGTCAATCTTGTCGTAGAATTAATACCCTACATGCGTAAAGACGGTAAGGACACTCATCACGGTGTGTCACTTAGATTGCGTCAGGTGCAAGTGATAAAACTCGCAGAGCGTAAAGCGCAGGCATCCTCACTGCTTGGCAAAGTTGAAGGTGGTTTCGTGGCAGGAGAACAGCCAGCCACGCCTACATTTGGCGCAGTTGCTGACAATATGCCCGATGTGGAAGAAGAAGTTTTAGAGGTAGAAGAACCCAAGAAGGTCGTTTCTATAAAGAAGGAGCCTGCTGCTGCTCCTGCTACTGAGAAAGACCTGAGTGGTTTAGTTAATAAATGGGGGAGCAAGAAGAAGGCCGACTAAACCACATACACGGTGGACACTGGGGGGTATCGGTGTCCACCGTTTTTATTTGAAAGCAGCACAATGAAAACAATAGACTTTTTAAAGTCAGTTTTGGGGAACGATGGACTGTACTGTGCTTGGGGGTTTAAAGGAAACAACAGAGTACAACAGTTTTACCAGACTGTAGAAGAATTAGAAACCGCATCTTATCAGTATGACAAGGACGGTTATGACATATACTTCGCGCTAGGAACCTATGTTAAAGAAGGGGATGTTGTGTCCTCAACCATGACAAGGGGGCGCGAACAAAGCAATGTACTACAAATGAAGTCTATGTTCTTGGACTTAGACTGTGGCCCGAAAAAAGATTATCCCTCTCAAGAAGCGGCGGTTATTGCCCTACAAGAATTTATAGATAAGACAGGGCTACCCGAACCCTTGTTAGTTAACTCAGGCAGAGGTGTACATGTGTATTGGCCTCTAGCGGAGCCAGTAACACAAGACGAGTGGGTTGTAGTGGCTAACAAGCTCAAGGGTGCATGTAGAAGTTTGGGGCTACGCGCTGATCCAGTACGTACAGCGGATGCGGCTAGTATCTTACGTATGCCTGACACACATAATCATAAGGATGATCCACCGTTACTTGTGCATATGGCAGATGAGGAACTACCTACGTCCATACTGCTTCACGACTTTGGCGATATATTTACGGCAGATGAGTACGCGAATGTAGACGATGGGTATACGTTTGGTTCAGCAAAAGCTTTTGAAACACATAAAGAGAATAAAGAATACCTGTTTGAAACAATAATGCAGAAGACGATAAGCGGAGACGGTTGCGCTCAACTAGCTCATGTTGCCATGAACCAAGGAGAAGTAGATGAACCTCTTTGGGTATCAGGATTGTCTATTGCAAAGTTTTGTCAGGATAGTGAATACGCTACGAGGGCAATATCTGACGAGCATCCAGACTTTGACGAAACAGTTATGGAGCGTAAGCTAGAGGGTATAAAGCACAGACATACGTGTATTACGTTTGACGATAGGAACCCTGATGTTTGCGACAAGTGTCCACATTGGGGGGATATAAGATCACCACTGGACTTAGGGCATTACATTGTAGAAGCTGAACCCGAAGAAGACGTACCTACATACCCTGCTCCTTACTTTAGAGGTAAGAACGGTGGCGTGTATATGCGTGTAGAAGAAGAGGGTATACCCAAAGACATACCTATATACCGCAACGATCTATATGTAATGAAGAGATTGCATGACCCTGATCAAGGAGAGATCGCGGTATTTCGTTTGAAGCTACCAAAAGATGGAGTGAGAGAGTTTAGTGTACCACTAGCGTCTATTACTTCTACTGAAGAGTTTCGTAAGCACATGTCTACACAAGGTGTCACAGCCGTAGGCGCACAACTTAAACTAATAATGGATTACTCTATGAGATGGATTGACGAGCTACAAGAAAAAGGCCCAGCCGATAAAGCACATCAACAGTTTGGTTGGACAGATGATACAATGTCAGAGTTCGTGTTAGGCGATAGACTTATCACAGCAACTGAACCTGCTTTCAGTCCACCGTCTGCTAAGACTGCTGGTCTAGTGGAAGCGTTCGTACCGACAGGTACACGTGAGCGACAGGCTGAGTTGTTTAACTTCTACAACAGGTCTGGGTTTGAGTTACATAGATTTGTAATTGGTATGGGGTTTGGCACAATACTTATGCCTATGACAGGTATAAAGAGTATGCTGGTGCATCTGTACGGTGGCACAGGTGTGGGCAAAACAACTGCACAGATGATGGCTATGTCTGTATGGGGTGACCCAAACCAGATAATGAACCAGCGAGATGATACCTATAACGCAATAATGAACCGTGGAGAAGTTTTACATAACATACTCCTATGTCTGGACGAGATGACCAACGTGAGTGGTCTAGAATTTTCTAAGTTTGTTTATCAATTCTCAGGTGGGCGACAGAAGAACAGACTATCTATGAACGGTAACACAGAGCGACAGAGGGGTAGGCCGTGGGAGTTGATGGGTATTACTTCTGCTAACGTCAGTGCGTGGGAAATGCTAACTAAAGATAAAGCTGCACCGAAGGCAGAGATGCAGCGGCTTCTAGAGATAGATGTACCCAGTCTTATCAAGCCTGATCCCAAACTTAAAACTGTGACTGACGCTTTGTGGACAGACGTACAGAAGAATTACGGTTGGTTTGCTGAAGAGTATATCCAGTGGGTAATCAACAACAAGGACACTGTGCAATCACTGCTAAAGCAAGCGCAAGAACGGATAGACACAGCGGCAGGGCTTGGCCCAGAGAACAGGTTCTGGAGCGCAGGGTGCGCGGCAACACTGGTTGGACTACTGGGTGCAAGAGAGTTAGGCATAGTAAACTACCCGATGGACGAGCAATTTGATTGGATTGTAGACGTTCTGAAAAGGCAGAAGGGGTCTGTAGATGACATTGGCTCATCCGTTGCAGAGACCATAAATGACTTTATTGGGGAAAACTGGAGCAATGTGCTTCATATACGTAGTGATCAAGACCAACGCACTGACGGGGTAGATGAGTTAGTTATCCCAGAGTTGTCTCCACGAATACAATTAGTTGCTCGCTACGAGTTGGACAAAAAGAAATTGTTTATAAAACCAAAGCCGTTGAGAGACTGGTGTGCCAAGCAACAGCTTAACTACGGTCAGCTTCTGAAGGATATGAAGAAAGAGATGGGGGCAAAGGCAGGGGTTCTTGTTCGGTTTGGTAAAGGCACGAAGTTTAATCTGCCACCAGCCAGAGCATTGGAGTTAGATTTTAGTTTGGTGGATAGGCATGACACAAAAAGTTCTGAAAATTGATGACCTAAACCCTGATGGATTACGGATCACCGTAGATTGGGGTGCTATGGACATTGGATACTCTGTGTTTATACCTTGTGTGAACACAGAAAAAGCTAAAGATCAGATAAAAAATGTTGCTAAAATGAAATACTGGACAGTGGAAACACGTGTTGTAGAAGAAAATGGTAAACTTGGCTTGCGTACTTGGAGAACGGTGTGATACGTTTGCCTCGACAACCTCACACCATGAAGTTGTTCTCCAATAACTGACCCCTACATCTAGTGGGGGTCTTTTTTTTAGTCAAACATAGAAGTTGTAGGATCGCCGTACCGCTGTGCGTCTGCTATGATACGACTTTTTAGACGTGGGTTCAGAGTTGTACCATGAAAGCTGGTGGCTCTGTTCTTTATTCTACCTCGTAAAGACTTCATAAGATTGTCAGCTAGTATCGGATACTCAGGATAATCCTCGTTGTATTCCGCTATCTGCTCTAACGCATACTGCTGTCCGTCTGCATCTCCGTCAAAATAAGCGCGAGAGAACATGTCATATAATTTACCACGACGACCTACTATGCTCTTTTGTAGCTTCATCGCCCGTGCGTTTGTTTCCATTTGTGCAGAGTAGGCTGTAGGAGTGAAGCCAAAGAACTGACCAGCTATATGCAGTGGATGAATATCTTGTAGGATAGGTTTACCATCCCTCGTATAAGCACCGTCCTCATACATTGGAGAAAACCGCATAGCTCTCATAGCGTTCTTCATAGCGGCTGGCATTATTGTTTCAACACCACGATAGAAAGCGTCTCCATCACCTTTACCAAATGCTTCACCCATCTGTTTAAGACCACGGTCTGTATTTAGTATTATACCTACGACAGGCCCACCGAGTTGTTCACCTAAACTAAATAGCAAAGGCCAGTCTCTATCAATCATGGTATCTCTGTATAGGAGTTCGCCCAAGCCAATCCGACTAGCTATGTTCACACCTGTGTAGTAGTTTACGGCTCCTTTGTAAGGGCCATCGCCTAGATACGCACGTGCCATTGTTTTAGCATCGTCATCCTCTCCACCGGGATCAAAACCAGCTACAGTCATGGCGATGTTTAACGCCATAGTCCCCAACCCAAAACCGGGAACTCCTTGTGCGCCAGCAAGCAAAGAGGCTGATCCATATATACCAGCTAACTGAAACGCTGCTAATCTTCTATCTGCGGGGGAAGCACCTGTACCAAACACACCCTTCTTGCCAAGCACTAACTCTCCTAACATAGCAATCATGGATACGCCGTACCGCTTAAACATAAAGACAACTGCACCAAGGTTTTTTCTAGCTATGGGTGGAGCAGCCCCTGCCGCTATACCACCGTTAGTTGTCTCCACGTCATACACAGCTTGCTGTGCTGCTTTAATTAACTGTTGCGGATCAGCCCTATCCGCTGGTGACATGTTGTTTAGCTCACCGCTGTATGCCGCGCCTAACGCGACTTCTCTGTTTATACGTTCCCCATGATGCTGCATAAACCCTGTTATTCTGTTTACCTTCGCCCATATACCGCTCATGTTTTCTACGTCCATGATTTCATAATCAAGAGAGCGTTTAAACTGACCAAGGTCTATACCTGTGGTTATAAGAACCTGTAACTCTTCGGGGGTCATACCCATTTTATCTAAAGCTTTTTGCTGCGCTGGAGTTACGTTAGCTGTATTTATATTAGAAATAGACATAGGTGAGTCTATCTCTACCTCCATAGTTGTACCTGCTTCCTCGCCGTAAGTTTTTATTTTTCTTTTCAAACCACTATTCTGCAAGAGGCTAGTAGTCGCACCGATGGCTCGCATAGTCTGAGGATACCCGTGCTTCCCACCTAAATATGGTAGCGTGACAAGCGGTATCTGAGAAAGGTTAACCAATCCCCCAGACACGTTTAACCCAAGGGTCATGTTAAACCCTGCGGCAGTAGCAAATCGGGAAAGTTTGCTACGCTCTGGCATAGGGCCAGCGTTGGCGTACCCTGCAAGTGTCTTTAGGTACATCGCTTTTGCAGGGGTTTGTTCGGGGTTCGCATTCATCTCTGCTTCAACAGCAGATATAGTCTGTTGCAGTTTACTCTTATACTTCATGTTTACAATCTGACGTGTCAGAGAACGAGAGTTGTCAGAAATAGCTTTTATGGAGTCTGGATTGTACCCCATACGCGCCCCTATAAGATCGCCACCTTTACGTTGCCTGAACGATTGTAAGTAAGACGTTTCAGGTAAGGTATCTAAAATAAGATTACCAATTTCATTTTGTAACTCTGGAGATATTTCTTTGTTCTTACCTAGTTGTGACATCAAATCGCGCACAAAAGAGGCTGGAGGTGCTTTGTTTATATATCTAGACACATCCAATTGTTGAGTAGCTTCTATTTCCATAAAGTCTCTAATGGCAGCGTCTTGAGCCATACCTGTAGATATACGTGAGTCAAGCTCTGTTTTTATACGCCGAAAACCTTCGTTATCTATAAGAGTTCTCTCGTCCATCGCACTGGCTTTAGCGTAAGCCTCTGCAATATCTTCTGCGGCATTTTTTGTAATTTTTTCCCCTGCATTATCACGGGCTTGTGGCCCTTCAAACGCATCAGTGTATCGCTCCATTCTACCTGTTAGAGGGTCTATGTGATTTATAGAAAACCAATAGTCGCCCTTATCTCTTTCTAGTGGAGCGTATGGTTCTATCATACCTCTCTGTACGAGCCTATCATAAAAAGATTTACGAAGAGTTTGTCTTGCTTCAGCAGGTATGCCTGACGCTTCTAGCCTTACATCAAGAGCAGAACTTAATTCATTAAGCAGTCCCTTAAACATATTTCGGCTTTGCATGTATAGCTTACCGCCCTGCCCCTTGCTTAACCGCACGTAGTCTTTTCTAAGGAGTTTGTATATTTTATCATACAAATCACCTGAATACCGTTTTCTAGCCGCTTTCTCATCTAGCGTAGGATCAACTCTATAGGCCGTACCTATGTTGTTAAGACGGTTAAACGCATCTACGTCTTTCTGACTAGCTTTTTTAGCCCATCGTATAACACCGTTGTTTATACCATTAACCTTGTCGTATAGCTCTTGTATCTCGCCCCCTGCTTGGTTCATCAAGTCGTTTATTTTAGGCGCACTAGGGGCGTACTTCTCTGCAAGACGTACAATATTATGCAGAGGGGTAAGCTGCATTACGGCAGTCTTGACTATATTCCCTGCGTTCCCTGCCTTATCTTGTAGGGTACTTTTTACTAAACCATCGTATTTCTTGTATGCGGCTTCGTTAAACTCAGGGCCGTTGGTTACAGCATCCTCAAACACTTTGTTTACAGCGTCAGGGTTGTGAGCAATCATCTGTAGCGCATCAGCATCTCTAAATGACGGCGCAGGGTTCACTAGCTGATCTACAAGAGGGTCAAGCAAGTCCAATACAGTACGGCGTTCTGTAGCTTTCGCTAACCCTACTGCTACCTGTAGCCGCTTAAACATACGGCTTATTGCCTTAACCATACGTGTACGTGCAGAGCCGTACTGACCTTTGTCCATAATGCCAGACAGGGTAGTACGTAGATCGGGGTTTGCATAAAACTCGGCAACAAACTCATCAAGATTACTTGCACTTGCAGGGAGTATATCTTTCAAGTCTTCGTAAACCTTGCGGATCATTTTAACTGGAGCAGACTGGGGGTTAGTTGCAATCTGTTGAGATGTAACCGCATGAGCCATCTCATGTAGGAGTACGTGTCCTGTTGTAGGGATATTAGAATTAAACGTAATAGTGTTGGTACGAGGATCAAAGTACCCTGCTATCTGTGTACCTCTATCTGCAAACTGTACTTGTGTGTTCCCTGCATACTTGGCGAAGAATTTTGCAAACGCTCTTGTAGGAATGTCACCATTCTTGGCAAACTCTTTTAAGGCATCAGACAGATTACTATCTTCCAACATGGTCATAGTCACGGGATCAAGTGGTAAGTGTCGATCAACAACAAACTCAGATAATAGTCGCTTATAGTTAGGATCAAACCCTGTGTCGTACAACTCCATTATTGGATTGACATCAAAGTTTTTCATTAGTCTCAAGGCTCGTTCATCTTGTTTACGTGAGCCTGTTTTACCTAGAACCGCTTTCTTTTCTGGGTCTGTTAACAGATCAGCGGTTTTAACATCTTCTACTTTGGTTATAGGTTCGTCTAAAATAGGAGTGGTTACAGGTTTGTCTAAAGCAGCTTGCGCTGCTTCTGCTATAGCAATATTTTCTTGCTGCTCTGCAAAACGTCTATTTGTTTCTTCTTCCACAGCTTTCGCACCTGCGGCTACTTGCTCAGACATAGTTGGACGAGGCTTACCAGTGTTGAAGTGAGAGCTTTTGTATGAGCTATCCCACGCAGCTTGTTGTTGCGCTACATCTGGGCCTTTGCCTTTAGGTCTCGGCTGCACAGGCGGCAAGTCTACTTTAAACTTTGCCCGACGATCTATCTTTATTCGTTCCGCAGCGGCATCACGCTCTTTGTTATAAACTTCATTTATCTCAGGTGTTAAGTTTGCAGTTACCCACTTCTCTGCAAGATTTGCTGTGTCCTTATTAAACGGTTCCAAGAACGAAGCCGCTGTAGTCGCAATGCTCATTCTGTCTCTGTCAGCATCGGGGAGTAAGTCTATTTTACCAGCCCCTGCTACTTTATCACTTACGTCTAATTGTGTACGTGCAGCTATTTCTTCTAACGCATACTCAGGTCTTTCAAACCGTTCAAAGAAAGTTATAGCCGCTTCTTCTTCAGGAGTAAGCGTTTCAACTTCTGTGTCAGACCCACCTTCTTGCTCTGCTATTCTGTTTTTACGTCTAAATAGATTACTTACACGCTCAAGATCACCACCTTGAAAGTAGTCAACGTCAGTATCTTTGTCTGATATAAATTCGTCGTGATAGACCGCCATATCAGGATTTGTATTTCTAAAGTCTACAAACCTAGCAACGGTAGCGTTACGTTGCTCTTTGGTAATCTTCTCCATTACTACAGAGGGATTAGTCTCTGTGAGGTTCTGTACGTTAACAGGACGGCGTGTCTCTGATGCAGCGGCATCTTTTAATGCAAGTTGCTCCGCTGTCTCTGGTACATTAGCTGCTCCAATATCTCCACTATTGCCATCCAATCTTCCGTCTGTAGGTGGGTCAAGTTGTTTGGTATTTGTATTGACGGCCTCTTGGGTAGCGGTATCTGCATTGAGTACGCTAGGGTCAACGCCTGTTCCATCTGTTCCTGTGTCAATTCCATCTTCTGCAACCTCACTTAAATCTTCACTCCGCTGTACAGGAGTTCGCCTTTCACTTGGGTCAATCGCATTTTCTGCTTCACGAGCTATTGCAGTCTCTTGACCTGTTACGTTAGCAGCAACATCTGCATCAACTACTTCTCGTTCTACTGTTGTCTGAACTTTCCCCTCTGCTTTTGGTTTAGATTTTACTTTGTTACCTTCTTTCTTGCTACTTTCAAGCTCAGATACTAAAGCTCCACCGCCAGCTTGGGCTTCTTCATTGTTTCTTTTGTCATGCGCTTCAAGTAAATCATAAGTGGTAACGTTATTTGGGTTTATAATACCTGAGTTTTTACCAAAATCGTATACAGTTTCAGCATCATTGTACGGTATATTATAAGTTACGCTGTAGTTTTGTATTGCTTCAGCAGCGTCTGGAGGAAGAACATCTTTTGATGTAATCTTTGGTTTGTCGTCTTTTTTAACCAATTCAGCATTAGCAAGTTTTCGTAACTCTATAATGTCAAAATACGTATCTTCATCAGGTATGCCTAAATTTTTATAGTAATTAGATGCATTAGGATTAAAAGGATCGTATGTATCCCATTCTTCTTGGGGCATTGTAAGAAGAGATGGATTTTTAAGCACAAGTTCGTTTGCGGTCATAGCTTCATCAGACGTAACTTTTGGCGTGACCTCTTCTACTTCTTTTGGCGTGACTGCTTCTACTTCTTTTGACACAGTTTCTTTTTCGCGGAACGGAGAGACAGACCCTACAGAGCCAACACCACCACCCAGTACAACACCGCCTACAAAAGCTTGTAATAGCTCTTCTTTGCCTTCCGCGTTTAGCAAAGGTAGTCCAGCTTGTAATCGTTCTATTGCTTGTTGAAACGTCTCTGTAGAACCTTCTACAATAGATGTCTTTGTACCGCCTTCTATAAACCGTGCAGCTAATTTTTTGCTAACCGCATTAGGGTTAAAGCCCATTTTAGCTAAATATTTTAAACCAAACTTTTCAGATAATGCTTGTACGTAACCAGCACCGATAGCTTTAGCAAGATCAATTACCCCAGCCTCGTCTAAACCAAGCTCTTCTTTTGTACGTGCTAAGTTATTACCTGCAAACGGCGCAACAAGACCTGCTGTAGTACCGTATCCAAAGCCCGTAGTCGCACCACCTAATAGACCGGGAAGTCCACCTGTAACTAACCCTGCGCCACCGCCAATAGCTGCACCGTATCCACCACCTTGTAACACGTTCGCCGCTGATGCAGCAGTACTGCCAGCTAATCCACCTAGATAGCTTAACCCTTTGTTAAAATCAAAACCGTCTTCGTATACTTCTCTAAAGTCTCGTACTGTCTCAGGTGTAGACGCTTGCTCTAAAGCCTGTTCAAACTGACGATCTTTAGCACGTTT